TGCACGGTGACTGTTGACGGCTGCACGTTCAGCAACTGCATGGACGGTGCCTCCTTTATCGACCCCACCGCGGTGATGACGGTGACGGTCAAAAACTGCACAATGACGAATTACGGTCATTGTGCAGTGCAGTTTAGTGGTGCGAACATCACCGGGACGGCTCACCATAACACGGCGTACTACTCCGGTTCTGGCGGGCAGCCGTACGGGTACGTCGCGGAGGTCGGCGCAACAGGTTACTTCTACCACAACGTGGTATATGGGCTGAGCGCGTCGTCGGGGAATGGATTGGGGTTCTACATATTGTCTAACGCGACGACGGCGGTGCTGAAGAATAACATCGCCATGAATTGCAAAGTTGGCTTTGCGAAAGACGGGGCCACCAACCCGACGATTACCAGCGACTATAACGACGCTTACGGATGCACGACAGCCAACTACTCCTCCAGCGGCGACTGGCCCGAAGGCGCACACGACCTACAGGTGGACCCGCTGTTTGTGAACCCAGAGAATTATGATTTCCGGCTTGACCACCGCTCGCCATGCATTGATGCGGGGGTGCTGGTGACTGGCATCAACGAGGGCTTTCGCGGCGCGGCCCCTGACATCGGGGAGTGGGAATATGTGAGGCCGGTAGTACGCAGGAGAGGCCGGTGAGCAAGTACATCAAGGACTGGAAACCGGACAAGGTGCTTGGTGCGGTGTCGGGGAAGCTGGTGCAGCGGATGGACCTGGTGGGCGAGTTCGTGAAGGTCCAGGCGCAGAGCAGGGTTTCGCGGCGGACCGGGAAGCTGCGGGCCAACATTATCTATGAGGTGGACGCGCGCGAGAATTACATCGAGGCGCGGGTGGGGGCGAAGAAGAAGTACTTCTGGGGGTGGTTCCTAGAAATGGGTACGCGCAAGATGCGGCAGAGGCCATGGCTCCGTCCAGCAGTATGGCAGAACAAGAGCACGATCCTACAAATGATCAGGGGGCGCTGAGGTGAAGTGCTTCTGTGATAGCAGCAAGAGCATCGGAACGCAGATGCCTATCCGCGATATGTATTGCGGTCCAGCCCTCGTTCAGCAGGGCGGCGTTGCGGCGCCGATCATGCTCAATGCCTTCCTGGGTGAAGTGTTGCCAGCCATCACATTCAAGCGCAATCCCAATCGTGGGCAACGCGAAGTCAATGGAGTAGCGGCTAACCTTGTGCTCAAAGATGTACGGAATACCGAGTTTAATCAGAGCTTGCTCGGCCATCGATTCAATGTCTGTCCGGTAACCGCTGCGGCGCTTTTGGCCGAAGGAGCCAGGTTCAAAGCCATCACGCATCCGGAGCAGAGTCGCGCAACGGTTACAACAGCAGCGTTGGCCCTCGGCGGCCCTATATCGTTTCACGGTAAATGGCTTACCACAGAAAGCACAGACCAGGTCGACGCGATGCGCTGTCTGCCAGCATTCACGCGAGCAGAAATGAGCCATGGTCTTGCGCGCGAGATTGATTGGGAACACCTGTCCACATGTTTCGCAGGTGGCCTCGGCATGACCGGCTCTGACGCGACATTCGACAGAGCAATAATTGAACTTGTGCGCCTTGGAGACGCTGACGTAGAAAAGCTTTCCGCATTCCGGGCACGTCTTGGTTATCCTGTGTTGGACACAGGCGCGGGAGCAGAATATCCCGTGGGAGCCAGGGCCTGGGATGAATGGCTTGTGGCAGCGTTGACAAATAACGGTCTCGCGGACTGGGTGGTGCCAACACCATGAACAGTAGCGCCGATGCGCGGACGGCTTGGCATAGAAGGTCTTGCCGCAGCGCGCACAGACAACAGCAGCAAGGTGGTATTCGCCGTTCTTGGATCCACGGATTCTAGGCATGTAGGGATTATAGCGTGAAACAGGAACTTGTCAAATGAACGCACTGACACAGGCAATTTATGACCGGCTGGCGGGGGACGGGACGCTGGTGGCTCTGCTGAATACTTACCAGGGCGGGCCGGCGGTGTTCACTACGGACCCGGCACCGGGGGACGCGGAGCTGCCGTACATCGTGACCGCGGGGGATGCGGTGGATGCGTCCTGGGACACCAAGACGTGCCTGGGGCGGGACATCTGGCGGGACATCCACTGCTTTGCCGGCGCGGACGGGTCGGCGATTGTGGTGGAGCAGATGGCGGACCGGGTGCGGGAGCTACTGCACCGGCAGACGCTGACGATCAGCGGGTGGTGCGTGCTGGTGGCGGAGTGCAGCGGGCCGGTGGTGATGGACGAGCAGGATTCGTACGGGAGAGTGGTGACGCTGCGGCTGAAGGTGCTGGAAGCGTAGAACCAACCACGAAAGACACGAAAAGCACGAAATAGGGAATCAGGGAATCAGGAATCGGGGAATCAGGAAGGCAGGAGGCAGGAGATGACTTGCGTAGGGACGGGGATGAACGGGACGGATATTCTGCTGCGGGTGGACGGGAATATCGTGGGATCGCAGCGCAACGTGACCTTTGATGAGACGAACGAGGAGATCGACGTCTCATCGAAGGAAGCGCGGGAGAAGAGGGTGCTGGCGGGACGGTACGGGTCCACGATCACGCTGGACGCGCTGTACGTGCCGGACGACACGGCGTACCTGGCGCTGCAGGCGGCGATGCGCGCCGGGAGTTTCGTGGAGGTGATCCGCCACGAGGACGGGGCGACGCTGGAGAGCGCGTGCGCGATCGTGACGTCGCTTTCGACGGCGGCGCCGGACCAGGACGCGGCGACGATCGCCGTGGGGCTGACCATCGACGGGGCCTGGGAAGCGGGATCGTAGAACCAACCACGAAAGGCACGAAAAACACGAAAGGGGTATCTATGCCTGGAGCTAGAGGGGAAGGGATCCTGAAGCTGGCGGGGGGACAGGAGCGGGCGGTGCTGTTCACCAACCGGGCGCTGGCGGACGCGGAACGGCTGACCGGGAAATCGGTGCTGCAGCTCCTGGCGGCGACGCAGGGGATGCAGCTGGGGATGAGCGACACGGCGGTGCTGCTGCAGGTGGGGATGGAGCACGCGCGGCGCGAGGCCCGGCCCAGCGGAAAGGCGATCACGCTCGCCGATGCGTACGAGGTGATGGACCAGGTGGGCTTTGCTCCGGTGGCGCGGGTGGTGATGGAAGCGCTGGCGGCAGTCCTATCCTATGCCGCGGAGCCAGCGGAGGCGGAGAGCCCCCCGAAGTAACACCTCACCCCAACCCCTCTCCTGAACAGAGAGACGTTCAGGAGAGGGGCGCGGAGTGGAGGTGGGATGAACAGCTGGAGGACGCGCTGTACATGGGGCTGACGGTGGCCGAGTTCTGGGCTATGACTCCGCGCGAGATGGCGATGGCCGCCAAGGCGCACAACCGCAGGTCCCGGAGCGAGCACCGGCGCGATGCGTGGCTGGCCTGGCATGTAGGGGCGCTGGTGAGGACGAAGCGGATGCCGCCGCTGAAGCAGTTGATGGGCGAGATGCAGACGAAGGTGCTGACGGCCGAGGAAGCGGAACGGCGGAAGGCGGAGCATGAGGAGATGGTGGCTAACCTCACCCCGGCCCTCTCCCCACGCAAACAGAGGCGTGCGGAGAGGGTGGTAGGAGAGCATGGCAAAGAGTGATGCGACGCAGCTAGGAATTGCACAGATACCGGTCCGGGCAACGCTGGACGAGCTGGGGAAGGACCTGGAGCAGGCGCGCAATACGGTGGAGAAGGCGATGGGCAACATCGCCAAGCGCGTGACCGGTGACTACCTGGACCTGGGGCACAAGGTCACGGTCGGGCTGGCCGGGGCCGGAGCCGCGCTGGTGGCGGCCGGCACGGCGGCGGCCGGGGTGATGGCCAAGCTGGCCATCGACGCGCTGCCACTGGTGCAGGTGCGCGAAGCGTTCGAGGGGATCTCCGGCGGGGCGGAGGAGATGCTGGCCGCGCTGCGCAAGGGTTCCCTTGGGATGATATCCGATGCCGAGCTGATGAAGAGCTACAACTCGGCGGCGCAGCTCGTGAGCAAGACGTTTGCTGACCAGCTACCTGAGGCAATGGAGTACCTGGGCAAAGTTGCTGCGGCGACAGGCCAGGATATGGGGTTCATGCTCGATAGCCTGGTAAGAGGAGTGGGTCGCGTCTCACCGATGATCCTGGACAATTTGGGAATCCAAGTTGACCTGACCGAGGCGGCCGAGAAGTGGGCGAAGGCTCAGGGCACGGCAATGGGGACAGCGATAGATAATAGCAAAGCTATCACCAAAGAACGAGATGCCCTGGAGAAGCTTAATCAGCAGCTACAGGTTGCCCAAATGCGCCAGGCCGAGTTTACCGACAAGACGTCTGCCGCCACCCGGCAGGCCAACGCATTCACGATCTCCAATTTGACGCAGGACATCACGGAGCATAATGCGGCACTACGGGAGCTGGTGGCTAGCAATGGCCGGGTCGTTGTATCCACCGACGATCTCATCGAAAGCATGACGAAGGCGCAGCAGCAAGATGCGGTCTTTGCACTGACGATGGAGAAGCTCAAAGAGAACACGGCGAAGATGCCGGAGGTGGCCGGCAGCGCGGCGCAAAAGTGGGAAGCGCTAAAGACCCAGATGGCCAACATCAAGGACGACGTGGGGGTGGCGCTGATCCCGGTCCTGGAGCGGATCATCACCCCGCTGGGGACGCTGGCCGAGGACAAGCTGCCGAAAGCGGTGGAGTGGTTCGAGAAGGCGGTGGGGGTCCTGGACCGGGTGGTGTACCTGTTCATGGGGATACCGGACCTGGTCAAAGCGGCGAACGGGGACTTTGACGCGCTGACGCTCTTGCTCGAGGGACGGCTGACCAAGATCGCCGAAGTGCTGGGGCTGCCCACGGAGCAAGTGCAGCCGCTGCTGGATGGGATCGGGGACATCGCGCGGAGCATCAACGATTTTGTGACGGAAGACCTGAAGCCATTCGTGGACGAGCACGGGCCGGCGCTGAAGGCGGCATTCGAAGCGATCGCGACGTTCCTGGCCACGGCGGCCATCGCCGCGACGATCGTGACCATCGGCGGGGCCATCCTGGGGCTGTTCACGCCCATCAACCTGATCATCACGACCATCGGATTGCTGGCGGTAGCGTGGACCGAGAACTGGGGCGGGATCCAGGAAAAGACCAAGACGGCCTGGGACGAGATCAAAAGGGTGCTGGATGGCATCTATGAGGGCTACCAGCGGGTGATCGATAAGATCAAGGAGTTCCTTGGCGTCAGCAATGCCGGCGCGACCACCAACGGGCGCACGAGCCTCTATGGGGGGACACCTTCCGGATGGGGCGATTATACGGGGCCGGGCGGGCGCACGAGTCTCTACGGTGGAGGATATGCCACCGGCGGTGATTTTGTGGTGACGCGGCCGACGATGATCCTGACCGGCGAGGCGTACCAGCCGGAGCGGGTGACGGTGACGCCGCTGAACGCGCAGGCGCAGAGCGAGGAAGGGGCAGGGTTCAATTTCCACTACCACGATTATAGCGGTATGCAGTACAACCGCGCCGAAAGCATGGCCCGCGAATGGGAGTACCGGTACCAGATGGGGCTGCACAGCAGGTAGCGCAAAAGGGAAGCGGAGCGGATAGCGCATGGCGAACATGGAGTGGTACTACACGCCGTACGGAGGCACAGAGCAGAACCTGCTGGGGACAGGCGTGCGCATGCTGTCTTACGACGGGTTCGGGCTGCCGCGGCGGGTGCCGCAGTCCACGCGGATGCCGCTGATGGACGGCGTGCACCATCTAGATGATGAAATCTACACGCCGGAACGGTACATGCACCTGGTGCTGCTGGTGCAGGGCACGGACTATTCCGACTGGAAGACACAGGATGACGCGCTGCTGGACAAGCTGATCGGCATCCAGGAAACCAACGCGATGGGCACGCTGCGCATCGTCAAGCCCAACGGCCAGCAGCGGAAGATCCAATGCGCGCTGCTGGAATACCCGAACGACCATGACATGAGCTACCAGCCGTGGTCCAGCCGGCGCGTGCTGACCTTTTACGCGCCGGACCCGATGTTCCTGGCCGTGAGCGCAAACCAGAACCTGCTCAGCAAGGTGCTGGTGGATCTGACCGTCTCCGGATACCTGTACCCGGCGATCTGGCCCTGGGGCGGATACGCCGAGATGGGCGCGGTGCAAATCACGGTCAACAATGCCGGGAACGCGCCGGCCTACCCCCGCTTTTACGGCTACGGACCGCTGGCCAACCCACTGTTCTACAACGCCACCACCGGAGAGTGGTTGCAGATACCGGTGACGGTGGCGACTGACCAGTTGCTGGCGGTGTATTTCGATACAGGCGAATGGATGTACTGGATCGACAGTGTGACTCAACCCTGGCAATCCACGTTCATCCTGGGATCCACGCTGTGGCAGCTGCAGGTTGGCGACAATGAAATTGTGTTTGCGGCGGAGGGTCTGGACCCGACGCAGCTGATGATCGAGTATCACTATGACCGGTACAAGGCATTGTAAAGGGAATCAGGAAATCAGGTAGCTGGCAATCAGGAGGCAAGATGGTCTGGGGATCTATATTTCATGATGGCAACAGCCTGCTGGGCGATACGGGCGATGTGGGGCCGGTGCCTGCGGCAACGATGGCCCTGGTGCTGACGGGGATGCTGAACCTGGACACGACAGTGGAAGGCGTGTTCCAGGCGAACAACGTCTTTGATGGGTTCGCGGCGACCGGCTCGAGCTCACCGATCACCCTGGCCAGCGGAGTGGGGATCGTCAACGGCCGGCTGGTGTATTCGACGGCCAACACATTCGTCACGGTGGCCACGCCGGCAGCGGCAACGCGCAAGGACCGGCTGGTGCTGCAGTACGACGCATCGACCAACCTGGTGCGGCAGGCGCTCATCGCGGGAGTGGAGGGCGGCGGATATCCCGCTTTGACGCAAACCGCATCGAAATGGGAAACGCCGCTGTGGAAGCTGGAGGTTGGAACCGGCGGGGCCATTGTCCTGACCGACGAGCGCGAGGTGGCCAAGCCGCGCATCGAGGTCAACGAGGGCATGCTGGCCGACGTGGTCAAGACCGCCCTGATCCCCATCGACGGGGTATACGACCTCACGACCTCGGCGCAGATCCACCGCATTGGCAAGGAAGGGTATATCCTGCCCGACGGCGAAAAGTGCCGCTGTTCATCCAACTTTATGCCGCCGACGGACCTGCAGGGGGCGATCACCGTAGCACCGATCATCTACACGGCCAGCGCCAGCGGCAATGTCTATGGCGATCTGGAATGGGAGGCCGGCACAGAGGGACAGGCGCCGACAACCAAGACGGGCTCCGAGGTCAACCGCGCGGACGCATTGACCGGCGGGGAATGGCATGCCTGGTACCCGGTGACGATCCCGGCGGCGGACATTGTGCAGGGGCAGATCATCTCGGTGACATGGGACTGCCGGGCCGACGACGCGCTGGACACGCTGGGAGCCAACCGGGTCATCGCCGGATTCCAGCTCACATACACCGGCAAGGGAGCATAAGCGGTGTACACCGTCTGGTGGGTGAGCAATGATTTCAGCGAGCGGCGCATCCTGACAAAATGGGAGCGGCTCACATACTGGGAACGTCTCAACGATAGCCAGCCGCTGGAAGTCCTTGCCTTTGCGCCCAACGCGATGGAGGGCGTGAGCCTGCCGGACTATGCGCGGATCCAGATCCACAACGGCGAGCGGCTGGTATGGAGCGGCCGGCTGTGCGGGGAGACCTGGGGACTGGACGGGCGCGGTTACCGGGACGTCGAGTTCCAGGGGATGGACGCGACACACTATGCCGCGCGGGCGCTGGTGATCCCGCAGCAATCGTACGCGACGGTGGAGGATGGAACGTACGTGTGGCCGCTGGTGGGGGACCGGCTGATCCAGACCGGATGCGTGGACGACCAGATGCGCAGCCTGGTGCGCTCGCAACTGGTGGCCCCCCTGCACGATCAGCGGGAGCACAGCGACATCCGCTGCGAGGATGACCTGAGCATCGGCACATCGCTGCGGACGGACGTAGGCACGGACTCGCTGCTGCAGGCCCTGCAGGACCTGGCCGAGAGGGACGACCTGCGCTTTCGCTTTGTGCCGCAGGCGGACGGGGCGACGTTCATGGTGCGGCGGTTGTGGGGCCAGGACCGGACCGGCACGTACATCGTGGAGCAGACCCGGCACAACCTGGAAAGATTGACGGTGCGGCGCTTCTACGGAACGGTGGAGAACGCCGTATATGGCATCGCCGACGGCGGAGGGGTATTCGCGCCGCAGGTGGTGCCGGCATTCAACGAGACGAGCATCGCCGGCTATGGCATCGGCGAGGTGCTGCTGACACAAACCGGCACGCCGGGGAACATCTACACGGCGACGGAGATGAAAGCGGCGCAGGCGCGGGTCACCAGCGATCTCACGCTGGGGCTGCTGGCGGACACGTATGGCAGCAAGTGGTACCTGGGCGACACGTTCACCATCCGGGCGAGCCGCGGCGAGAGGTTGTTCACCTGGGAGGTGATGGTGACCGGCGTGCGGGTGATAGTGGACGCCACCGGCAGGGTGACAGCCGAGCCGGAGCTCGAGGTACAGTATGCCTGACATCCTGACGCGGATCGCCAGCATCGAGACCCGGATCAACACGGCTCCGGTGGGCAACCCGTGGATCCGGCTGTGCACGCTGGCCGATGTGGACAGCAGCGACTGGACGGCGACGGTGACCCTGGCCGGGCAAACGTACGCCGGAATCAAGATCGCGCAGCAGATCAAGATCGAGGCGCTGATCATCGGGTGCCAGTGCCTGGTGGCGTTCGACAGCTTCGACTCGCCCTACAACAGCGTGCTGTTCGTAACATTTGGCGGGCGGCCCCCCCCGGCGCTCGAGTTCGACAACGTCCGCGGGCACTCACACCGCAAGGGGGTGCCGGGGGATGGAGCGCCAGTGTACACGGGTGACCTGGTAGACCAAGAGGTGGAAGAATGAAATCCTATCCACAGATTACACAGATTACACAGATAAAAGAAACCACGAAAGACACCCCGCAGAACGGGGTAGTAACGAACAACACGAAAATGGAAACAGGGAAGCGGGCAGCGGGCAACCGGGGGATGGCGGTGGCCGTGCTCGGGCTGGTGCTGAGCGGAGTGCTGTTGCTGGTGGCCACTTGCGGGCCGAAGCCGCCGCCGATTGTCACCATTCTGACCACTACCGATGAATCGCGGGAGCAGCTGCCGGCGGTGATCTGGGCGCAGACCGACGAGGATAACTATGACTGTGAAGGTGCCGACGCGGCGCGGTGGGAATGCGACCCGGCCTTCGGCCCGGTGGGCGGGATCACCGGATTCGAACAGATCACCTGGGAGATGCTCAACCCGGCCAACGGCACGTATGACTGGGACTTTATCAAGGACTTTGCGGACCAGGCCAAGGCCATCCAGGTGCAGCTCGACGATGGCACATGGATCGACAAACCGGTCGGCATCCGCATCATGCTCACCGAGGCGACCGGCGGGTCGCCGGTCATCGGGCAGGACTTTACGCCGGACTGGGTGTACGCGGCCGCCGGGGTCACCAGCCAGGAAGAATGGGGCACGGGCGACACATGCTATCCCGGAACCGTGTGGTACTACCCGCAGTATGATAATGCCACCTGGCGGACCCACTATGCCACATTCGTAGCGGCGCTGGGGGCGGAATTCGACAGCAACGCGGCCTACACCAACATCGCCTTTTTCCTGCCCTGCCTGGGCGCAAGCTGCGAGAGCTACAGCTTTTACAACCAGGCATTTGGCGGGTCGGACTGCGACGTACCGGCGGCCAACGGCGGGATGTCCCAATCGTTCATCGAGTTCGCGATGACGACCTGGAACGCGGCGTTCCCGAACAAGCCGCATTTCTTCGAGCTGACCCAGAATGAAACCAACCAGACGCTGCCACGGTCGCTGACGAACAAGACCAGCGGCATCAAATGCAACGGGTGGAGCCCCCCAAACTACATCGAGGCGGAGATCAAGCACGCTGGCTATTGGGATGGCGGCTTTGCCGGGTTCAGCATTGGCACCACGGCGCTGTACGACACGCCGGCCTACCAGACATTTCCAACCGGAGGGGAGCCCAGCGGGGACGGCACCAACAACCTGGGCGGCATGTACTGGATGATCATGCACGGGCTGGCCGACCACTTCTGGATGATTGACCTGCAATTCGACATGATGCGCAGGACGGTGGATGAAGATGGGCTGACGGGCTTTGACACGCTGCGGTTCGCGCGTAAATACCTTAACCGCACCATTGACGACGCTCCCGGCGTGTGGTGGGTGGGATTCGAGAGCTTGCTCAACGACAGCGACCCGGCCTACTGCTGGGGCAACCCGCAGACCTGCATCCGGGCGCACCGGGGCGGCCAGACGGCGAACAACAACCTGGAATACTACCTGTACGAAAAGCGGAGCATCTCCGGCTCGCGGACGGCGGTGATCTCGAGCACGACGGAGATGCTGTCGTGGATCGATGATGCACATCCATACTCATCGTTCATACCGGTGGACGACGAGAGCGGGCCGGCGGGCCTCGGGCGGCGCACGCAGGGGACGGGGAACCCGTACATGTCCTTCGACATTGATGATGCCTACCCCGCGGCGGGGATGTCCCCCGTGGACGATAGTGGCAACGTGACCTGGTACATCACCGTGACCTACGCCGACACGGGAACGGACGCCTGGACGCTGGACTATTACGACTATGCCAACGCACTGCAGTCGATCACCGGATGCGTCAAGGCAGACAGCAAGAGTTGGCAGGAGTGCTCGTTCACGCTGACGGACGCCCTGTTCGACGCGGACACGACCAGCGAGCTGTTCCTGGGCGGGGCGGATTTCAGGATCAACAGCCAGAGCGACGGCGACGAGCTGATCCACCGCATCCTGATCGAGCCGGTCATCGCGTCCGGTCCAGTGCCGACGCCGGACCAGACCGCGACCTACGTGGCCGGGCTGACGCGCACGGCTATCGTAGTGGGGACGGCAACGGCAGAGGCCATTGCGCGGGCCACGCAGTACGCATACATGACACAGACAAAGGTCGCAGCGAACGCCACCGAGCTGGCCTATGCGCAGCAGACGGCCACGGCGGCGGTGATCGCCACCAAGACGGCGACCTGGGCGCCGACCTTGCCCGCGACAACGGCCACGGTAGCCTGGCAGCAGACAGCGACGGCGGCGCCGATCGCCACGGCGACGACCATAGCGGCACAGACGGCGACGGCGTCGGCGGTCTATGCCACGGTGACGGCGGCATTCACGCAAACGGCGACCGCGGCATGGCCAGCAGCGGCTACAGCCACGGCGGCGGCGTCACAGACGGCGGCGATGGCGGCCTACCAGACGGCCATCGCGGCGCAGTTGACATCCACTCCGCTGGCGGCATTGACGGCAACGAAGGCGGCGCAGCAGACGGCGACCGCGGCGGCGGCTCCGGCTACGCCGACGCGGACGCCGACGCCAACGCCGACGGCGATCTGCCCGGACAGCGTCAAGCTCTACGGCACGCACGTATGGGGTCCGGGCACCTACACGATCAGCTGCAGAATCGGGGTGATGGAAGGGGCGAAGCTGACCCTGCTGCCCGGCACAGAGCTGCAGTTCGAGCCGGGGACGCGGATGGACGTGTATGGCGAGTTCTACGCGCTGGGCGATGCGTCCACGCCGATCACGTTCACGAGCAGCGTATCGGACACGGTCGGGTCGTGGGGCGGGATCTATTTCGGCTGGAAGTCGGTGGGGGAGATCGAGTACGGCACCGTGCTATACGGCCTGGGATTGCAGG